AAGCCGATAAGAAATAAAAATATTGTTCCGAATATATCGTTGTAAAGGAACATTTGACGTGTTGCAAAACCAAAAAATAAAATCGTTAAAATAAAGTTAATAAATTTATTCATAATTGGTCGGCTTTAAAACAAATGTTAGAACAAACGTAAACGTCCTCAAACAATGCAACGCCACAAACACGACATTCGAATTCCGGTTCATCGTCCGGAAAATAATCTAAACCCCACGTCATAATGAAATATTTAAAAGGTTGAACATTCTATTTAAAAATTTATCGAATTTGCTTTGTGATTCCAAAGTTTCGATTTCTTTTTTGGTGTAAACATTCACGCGTTTTCCGTCGTGAATGATTGTTAATCCGGTTGTTGTTTTCATAATTGTTTTTTTTAAAATAAATCTTCCAAATTGAATTCGCTTGACAATTCGTCAATTGCGTTGTCTATTGAATCAATGGCGTTTTCAATCGCCGTCATTTTATCGTCGTGGATTTGGGCCGCTTCGCTTTCGTGCCACTTTTCAGACCTTTCGTCCATTGCCCATTCCATAGCTTCAAATTTGTCTTGTAGCTTTTCTTTAATGTTGTTTAGTTTAATTAAATTTGCTTTCATCTTGTTTGGTTTTATTAATGTCCAATTTTAAAATCTTCTTTTATACTTAATAATTCATTGAAATTGTCTTCATCAAACATATTTTTAGCCTCGTTTATATCTTCTGTATCATAGGAAAATTTTTGTCTAAAAATTTCATTCGCTTGGTTTATGCTTATTATAGTGTAAGTCATTTTATTTTTTTTTATATGGCCGGGTTGCCCCGGCGGGTTAATGTTTTATATTATTTCAATAATGAACGAACTTTTTTAATGAACTCTTGCTTTGTGCTATACTTCCAAGCTTCAGCTATTACAGTTACATCGTTATCTTCAAAGTTATCTACTACAAAAGTATTGCTTAACTTCTCGAAGGCCGTGTCTATCTCGCTTTCGTTGTTACATACTATACTCAATTCATATACTCTGTTGTTGTTTGAGTCGAAGTCGATGTTAATGTTGTTTAATACTTTCATAGTTTGTTATTGTTTGATAGTACAAATATAAAACAAATTATTAAATTAAAAAAATTTTTTCAATTATTTTTTTTTATCGTTGATTTTCAACGTTTTATGTAAAACTAAAATTAAAAGAATTTTTTCATTTTCATACGAAGGTAAATTTTGATTGTTGGACTTTCTGTTGTTTTTGATATATGGGGTCCAAAGAAACACTAAAGTCGCTTAAAACGGCTTAAAATAGGCTTAAATTTGATTTAAGTATTTTATTAAAAAAGTGTTTTTTTTCTAAAAAAAAGGCATAAAAAAAAGGCTCGGAATAAATCCAAGCCTTTAATTTTGGTTGATTTCCGTAAAATTACGGCGTTTCCAAATCAGCAATTGCAGCAGCAAAAGTCCCTTTAACAAACGCATTTGGTAAATAGTTTGTTAATGCGATTCTTTCGCTTACTCTTACAGTAACAAAACCGTCACGAACGTTTGTTCCGTCTTCCTTAAAGAATTCAACATTGATTCCGTCACGAACCCAAAGTTGTGTCCCAACGCCAAAGTTTCCAATTAAGAAACTACCGGCGGCGATTGCGCTATTTAAAACAACTTTCACGCCCATAAATACGGGTTGTAAGCCTTGGTAAACTTGTTCTTTTAGATAGTTATTTTGGCTATCTTTTAACAATAGGATTTTGTGAAAATCTGTTGGGTTCAAAAGAATTGTATCGGCGTTATAATTTGCCAATGCTAATTGATTCAAACACGCAACAATTGCGTCAAATTCATTTGCGTTGTCAACTGAATCGGCTAAATTTCCTGCGGCAAATGCAGTCGCAGAATTTATGATTCCGCCTAAATCGTTGCCACTTAAAATGTTCGCGTCCTCAACGTCCAACAATTTTTCCGGCGCACGGCTTGACAAATAAGAAGTCAATTGCGCGGTATCGGCCAACATTTCTTCGCTAATTCTGAAATACGTTCCAATTTTTTGAACGTTTGCAGATACGGCCGTCATATCAAAATCCGATTGCGTAAATGTTGCGCCTTCGGCCGTGATATCGGCACCGTTTGAATATCCGCTTTCTTTAACGTAACGAACAACATCGGATTGTGTTGAACCTTGCGCCAATAATTGACGAATGTGTTGTGGACGTGTTGGGTCAAATTTGAAACCTGGCACGCGGTCCGCGGGAATAACCGCCCCCGTGAAATCGGCGCCGGTTGTCATATCCGCCTTAATTAAAAATGCGGCACTTCTTGAATGTCCTTTTGACATTTTTTCGATTGCCCCATTTTCAAACGCTTCGGTTAAAGCGCCTTTGAACGTCATTCTTTTTTTAGCGCTGAATTGCTTTTTGTTTGCAACTTCGATTGCGTCTAATCTCTCGTTTAATTTTGTTGCCATTTCGCTAACTTCATTTTTCACAATGTCGTTTGCCTTAACAACAACCGCTTCAACAACTTCGTTGTTTGATTTCTCGATTTTTGAATCAATGGCCGTATTAAATTGGTCCAATTGATTTTTTATATTTTCTTCCATTTTTTATTTTTTTAAGGAATTTAATAAATAATTTAACACTTCTGAATCATTGTTTTTTGCTTCTACTTTCGGCGAAGTGATTTCGTCAACCGGCTTCGTGAATTCCACAAATAATGATTTCAATTTTAATATTTCCGCTTCGATTGCAAATCCCATTTCGTCGGAAATTGAACCTTTGCGAATTAGTTTCGAAAGATTGTCGTATCTTTTTGACAATTTTTCAACGTCAATGTTTCCTTTGACGTCTAATATTTTGGCTTGGTCGTTGGCCGCTAATGTAACGGCGCTAATTTCGTATAATTTAACTTCTTTAATTTCACGATAATCGCCTTTATTTTCTTTTTGAATTGGCATTATACCGACCGAATTTTCGGTGATGACGCCGGATTTCATTAATTCAACAACGTCCATTCCCATTTGTGTTTTGGCAATTTCAGCCACGAATACCAATCCTTTGTCGTCCTCATATAATTCGTTCATTTTTCCGATTGGTTGATTCATATCGTGTTGATATAAATATTTTACGCGTTCGCCATTTTCGGCGATTGTCTTTTTATATGCGCCTTTGACAATGACATCTTTGTCCGAATCTATGTTCCCGAAATAACTTCCGTAACCTTTTATAATTCCGGCCTTTTCGTCCGCGTCGATTAACTCACCAACGGGCGCCGCTTTGTAAAGAATTGTATTCATAATAAAATTTTTGTAAATATACGATTTTTAAAAATTATTCAATCCACCGGCGGCAACCCCTAAACCAATGTTTTGAATCTCACTAATAGTTTGGGCGCCTTCTTTTGGAATGTGTGCAATTGAACAACGGCAATTTACAACTTCACTTGCGGGCGCGCTTGGGTCCCCCGGAAACATCATTTGTGAGCCACCAACTAAAAACGCCGCGTTTTGGTCAACGATTTGTCCGTCGGCCTCTGAATGTGTGCTTCGTGTCCTATCGTCAAAACTTGCAATCCATTCCTTTGTTAATTGGTCGCCCGGAAAAATTGTTGTTGCGGCTTCTGAAGTTGCAAAATTAGCGGCCGCGGTTGCTTCCGTTCGAACTAATCGTTCCGCCTGAAATTGTGAATATCTGTTAAATTGATTGCGTAATATTCTACCCTTTTCAACGGCGCCCAATGTCATAAACTCCGGGTCCGTCATCAATCGTTGTGTTATTCTAATAAGCGTTTGTTTTGCAGTACCGGCAACCAACGTCACGCGTTGTGAACCGACGGCGACGCCTAACGCGGCAAACCGTGCGGCCCAAATATCATTTAAATTTGAAGTGTCAATTTGTTTTGTCAAATACTTTTCAAAATTTTTGGCGTACCAATTAGCAAATCGAATTCCAATTTGTGTATATAAATCGGAATAAATTTTCAACAATGGTTTGTCATCAAATAAATTTAAAAAGTTTGTTTGGCCGTCCGCAATAAACGATTCAATGCCTTTGTTATATTCGCTTTTATAAAAACGCTTAACAATTGCAATTTGTTTTTTTTCGGAAATGTCCAATTGCTTTTCGAAATCCGATTGCCATTTGTCCCGGTCTAATTTCAAACTATTCTTTTAAGTCGTTCAACTTTTTATTCACCCAATCGCGCATTGCAGTTCCGCCCCATAAATTCCAAGAAACAAAACCATTGTCCCGCCACGGCGTATCTTTAAAACGTTCCGCGATTGTTTGGTTGCCTTCGTGACGTGCAAAAAAAGATTTGACGCGGTTCAACATTTCAATCGTTAATGGTTCGCGGTTCGCTATCATTCGGGCGCGTCGCCAACCGGTCATTGTTCCGGCTTGTACTTCATCGCCGTATTTTTCGCGCCATTCAATCATTCGTTTGGCGTTGTTGGTTGCGGTTTGTGGATAATCTGAAAACGTTTCGGCCTTTTCTGTTGGTTTGTCTTTGCTACTCATTGGATGACCTTCCGGCAATAAATCGGTGTCGTGTTTGCCACTTCTAAATTTGCCGTTTTTAAGCGCGTATAAATAAGAATTTACGCGCGCCATTGCCCACATTTGTGGTGACGTTACATTTGGACGAACGCTTTGTGGATTTGTTCTATATGCGCCGATTCCGCGTTCATATACTTTAAAAAGCGTTGGAACGTTTGTTTTTTTACTTGCGGCGTTGTTTACGGCTTCATTGTGGTCGTCCGCTTTTTTTTTTAACGCCTTTTTTAGGCGTTCGGAAATTTGCTTTTTGTCGTTTTCGTCTTCATCGTGTGGTTTGCCATAATGATATTTTTGTTCGTCAATCGCGTTCAAATAATCTTGATGATTTTCAAAAGGCATATAAACAACCTCGCCGTCAAAAGAATGTTCGTGCGAACC